AGCGGAGTATGTGAGGCTGTAGGGCTGAAGCGTTGGGGTTGGAAAGCGCCAGAGATAGCTTTGGGATGGCTGTGGTGGGTCAGAGCCCGTGCTTGCGCAGGCGCTCAGGCAGGTCATCAGGGCGATCCTCCAGCTGAGCCTGATGAGCGGCGGCCTCTGCTGCCCTGGCCTGCTGCTCGAAGTCATGATGCTCCTCCGTCTTATTAAGCCGATCGGTGCGGGTTTGGGCACGCTTCCGGTCAAGACGGCTGAACAGCGCCTCGACCATGGCTTTGAGGAAGACACGCAGCAGCTGGCTCATGCGCTGCCCTGCCCGGTTGCCCGATCGCCTTGCTGGATTTTCTGCAAGGTTCTGGGCCCCACGCGTCCAGAGACAAACTCGGCCAGATCCGCCGGCTGCAACTTGAAATGGCGGATGGCATCGGGGGCTTTTCTGGTGGCGTAACCTGCAAGCTCGGCCACAAGCTGGGACCGGGAGTGGATGCGCATGGAGGCCCGGTTGCCCTCATAGGCATCTGTCAGCATCTGCCGCAGTTTGGAAACGACAATCTCCTCCAGAGTTTTGCGGTGACGTTCATCCAGCGATACACCCAGGTATCGGTGCAACAATCGCGCCACCCATGCCAGAGCTGCCGAGACAAGCGCACCCAGCAGAGCGATGAGCGTGGGCATCACAGCCTCTGCCAGTGGCGCAAGGTCGATGGTGTAACTGCCCTCATCAGCGGCCAGCGCAGTGCTGGCAAAGCTCAGGGCGGCAAAGCAAAGGGCACACAGGCCCATTGCAAGGGAAATGATCCGTTGCATCAAAGAGGTTCCTTTTATGAGTGAGGTGTGGCCGTCAGGAGTTGTCCCAGGTGGCGTTGATGCCACGCCCGTCCACGTGGATGAAACTGCGGTAAAGGCCGAGGCCGCCGACAAACACGCCGCGATCGCGCTGGATGCCGAGCCAGTCAAAACAGGCTCGCGGGGTGATGCCCGAACAGCTCAGATCCAGCGCGGCAAACTTCAGGTGCTGGCTGCGCGAGGCTCCGCCAATGGCCGTGTTGTAGGCCGCAGAGCGGTAGGCAGAGAGAATGACAACCGGACGTCCGAAGTGTTCTCTCATTCTATCAGCCATGGTGATGGCGGGGATAATGTTGGGCCAGAGCTCTGCAGGCGGATCTGCGTTGAGGCCATAACCAGGATGCACGGGCGTTTCATGCGCTTTCCCCTTGCTCAGCAGCTCACGAGGTGAAAAATGGCGCAGGTTGAGGCCCTCGCAGAAGGCGGCAAAGCCCTCCACGCTCTCAAGTTCAGTGATGTTCACGGGGATTACTCCAATAAAAAACCCGCCTCGGAGGGCGGGTGGATGAGTTGCAAAATGCGCAACCAGGAGCTGAATGTCTCTGCAAAATGCAGTATAAAGAGTTTGTGGTGATGGGGATGGATTGGCCATCCCCGCCACAAAGGAGAAAAGCATATGAAGTTACAGCTTCTCGCAATTCTCCTTCAGATTATCGTGGCCCTGATGCTCTTAGCGAACATCATACACCACTGGTAACCTGAAGCCGGTAGGCCCTCTCTGACACAGAGGGTCTACTTGGCTTACAATATAGGAGCACAATCATGTCAACGCAAGATAAACTGGCAATTGCCTCTATCGGCCTTTCCATCGTGATCCTAGTTCTGATTGGTATCAACTACGGTTGGTTTTCCTGAAAGCTAAAACTGTTTATTCAAACCCGATAGCCTGAGAATGCAATTCTTTGCAGGTCAGGCAGTGTCGCTTCTCGCTTTGGCTTTGCCTTCAATTTCAGTCAGTAATCCATCGCCTTTGGAGTAACTGTGGGTGATGCCTTCTGCGATAAACTCCAACCCGTCCACACCAGGGCGCACACCCGCATATGTGAATGGTTGCCCGGCCAGAAAGTCAGGTCTGCCCTCAATTGAAACTGTTGTGGTCACCTCACCGCGCAGCAGCTCTTTGGCACGTGCCTTAGCGGCCTCTCTTGCCTCGCCTTTAGAGCTGAAGGTCTCACGGATCTTGTAGGTGCCCTTCCCGTTCTTATCACCCTGCGCCTCAACACCGACACGGCGGGCTTTGTTCGGGTCCTGATAGTACGCCTTAATCGTCTTGTACCGGCCACGATCGCCAAACCGCACGCGGCATGAGCCTTCAATGATCTGGGTTTGCGAGATAGTTTGAACAGGAAGTTCCTTTCCACTCGCACTTTTGCCGGTTCCTTTTTCGGCAAAAACAAGCCGGCCATCTTTGATAGCAAACAGCGCACCATGGCGACGCGCAAGCCGTTCAAGCAGGTGCATATCCGATTCACTTTGCTGACCGAGCCACTCATAAACGTGGCTGGCTACTGCATCATCAATGACAGGCTTTAGTCCGTGCTCACCGGCTAACTGCTTCACAATTTCTTTGACGGACTTATTGTCAAAATGGCGTTCTTTCTGGGTCTTCAGGTCTTCCGTTACATCCGCGCCTTGTCCTGGCACATTGAGGAGATACGGCAGGCACTGCACCTCAATTTCGCTGGCCGTATATTCGCCTTTGTACACCAGACCACTGGTGGCATATCCCATCCAAACCTTGATCTTCGCTTTTGGCTTTGGCAGCGCGACAAAAGGAGGACCATCCTCCAGTTCCAGATCAACGGTATCTGATCGCGTACCTTCGCGATCTACCACACGGATGGAAATCAAGCGCTCCAGAAACAGCCCTGAAACGGGTTTGCCGTCGATAGAGACTTTTACGATTGGCCGCATTGTCTAATCCCAGAGCTTCAGCGTGGTTGTCTCATTACCGCTTAAAACCGGCATAGCAATCTTGGTTCCACGCGGTACAATAGGTGTGAGCCCCACAAGGTGGGTGTTTGCCGCCAGCACCGCTTCAACGCTGCCCCTGGTATGCCCGTAATACTGCGAGCAGATCAGGTCCAGAGGGCGTTCCATATCCACCTCAATCAGTTCCGCCATGTGAGCTCCGTGAGTTGAGTTAAAAGATCGAAGCGACAGCGCCAATCACATTAAAAAAGCTGCTTGGGTAGGCCAGCAGCTCGATGGTGTATTCATTTTGTCCCGGTGTCCCGATCCGGTTGTGAAGGCTTTGAGCTTCTTCAACCCCTTGGATGGTATGAGATCCAAATACCCGCCCACCAATAGAAACCAACATCAACGGCACGCCCTGCCTGGCAGCAAGGCGCACACCGTCAAGCGTTGTTTGCCCGCCGAATTCTTGCGGAAACAGGACTCCATTGATGCGGATGGTTTCAGAGCCGGGGCCCGTCCATTGCTGGGCATGCATACGCCCGGCAGTCTCCTGCGTAGCCCACCGGGTTTCCAGCGTCCGTTCCAGCTCGGTATAGCCAAAGCCGTGCGCATGAAACAAAAACGGCCCCAGCGCCATGGGAATTGGTCCAGCCATAGCCACTCCATAAGTTTGTAAGATTACATGCCGCCATCAGAATGATACTGGCGAATAGCTTTAATGGTTTCTCGCCCTACATCCTTGCCCAGTGAGCGCGCGTCTCTGCCACTTCCACCGGACACATGTACATGAAGCTCACCCACAAGCGGTGCACTACGAGCTGTACTGCCAGCCCCTTGCTGCTGAGTAGTTGGCGGAGTGAACAAGGCAACCTGAGCAGGCGGTTGCGGTAAAGACAAGCCAATGGGCATTGCAATCGCAGCAGATGCCGCAAGTGCTCTGATTTGTTTCAGCTGATTGTTGTTGGAGACATATTGGCCCCTCTCGGTCCAGATGTATTCCGGTCCGTTTTCTCCAACGAGAGCCGGACCACGGCCTGTGACACCGCCTCTTGCAAAAGCTGGCACTGGCTTTGCTCTGGGTGCGTTCGCTGGCACCATTACCGCTTTAATCTGGTCTGCCTTTTGTTGCAGCGCCTTAGCGATCTGCGAAGTTTGCAGTTCCTTTTCAAGCTTGGCAATTGTTTGTGTCAGCTGCTCTCTCATACGGTTCAGGGTCATAAGCTGGGAAGCCTCCCGAGGCGTCCCTTTCACCTTGGCAATCTTGTCATCAACGAACGCCAGTTTTTCCTTCGCTGTTGCCAGGTCGCCGGAAAACACTTTGGATTGTTCAAACTTCTCCCGTGCCACCTGCCTTTTTGGCAAGACATCGGGATTGTTCACTATGCCGGCTTTAAAGACCCAATCCGGTAAGACACCTTCAATCCAACTGTTCAGCGCCTTTCCATTTTGAGCGCCGTCTTCTAACTGTTGGAGATAATGAGCCTGTCTTTCTTCATCCGTTTTGCCCAGCAGGTGTAATTCAGTACTTAGAGCATCCCAAACAATCCCGGCAGAACCAGCAAGCGCGAGGGACTTTCCAGCCCTTCCTCCTATTTTTGATTTGCTCTTTGTTTTGGCTTTGTCTTGCTTGTGATCACCACCCAGCACACTATCTGCGGCTTCACCCAGTATCAGTTCACCCAGCAAACCAGATCCACGGCGTCCTCTGAGCTTACTGGTTGCCATCTTCAGGCCAAGGGCTGCAACTGTTGCCGTTGCAACAAGAGTGGTCAGAGCTCCACCAACTGCAATCAACCCGGCCACAACAGCTGCAATGGTGCCTGCAAGTTTGGCCTGATCCGGATTTTCTCTCACCCAGTCACGCAATGGGGCGAGGAACTCTCGGATACTCTTGGAGACCGCCCGAACAACCGGTAGCATGGTTTCACCAAACTCCGCTTTCAGCGCATACATCTCATTGGAAAGCAGTTGCAGTTCGTTTGCCGTGGTCGCTGATTTTGAAGCGTATTCGGCTTCTGTAGAACCGCGATAGCCTGCATGGTCGTTTTTGGGATCGTACTGACCATCATTTTCAACCAGCTTGTAGGTGTCTTTCAAACGCTGGATGTTTTCAGTCAGACCACCAAAAGCCTTTGCTTCCTCACCAAAAAGCTGTCTTTCAATTGCAAGGCGGCGGTACTTTTCCACCTCCCCAAGCTTTTCAACCACCGTGAGCAAGGTGCCAAAGGCATCAACCTGCATGTCCTTGGCGACCTGGACAGGATCAAGCCCGACTGCCGCAAAAGCCTCTCGCTTGTCTTTGCTCAGCGTATCTGCACCGGTCAGCGTCTTTGTAACATTCGCAAATGTGGTGGCTACAACTTCAGGGGCAAACCCACCGGCCACCATTGACGACCCTAACGCAAGCGTTTGATTTTGAGTAAAGCCTGCTTTCTTAAAACTCCCGGCCACACGCGAGAAGTAGTTAAGCAGATCAGGTGCTATCGAAGACGTTCTGTTAGAAAGGTGGTTCACCGCATCAACGTAATCCGTCAGCCCTTCTAGATCTGTTCCCAGCGCCGTTCTGGTTTTCGCCAGCACTTCACCGGCAAGCGCTCCATCAATGTCAAAGGAAACACCCGCTTTACCAGCAAGCGACGTGAACTGCTGCAAGTCTTCCTTGGCAATACCCGCTGAGCTGCCAGCTGCCTGCAAGGCAAACAACTCAAGCAACGGCATTGCAATTTTGGTCGACATATCAATAGTCGATTGCTTGTATTTCTTCTCTTCAGCCTCATCGGTGAAGTTTGTTTTGGCCTTCACATCGGCAAAAGCTGCTTCCACATCGATCGCGACACCAACGGGGTTGTACATAGCCCGCAAAGCTTGCTTGCTGGCGTAAAAAGCTGCAGCACCGCCAGCTCCAACAGCCGCTGCCTTGACAGCCTTGCCTTTCATGGCCTGCTGTTTCTGGTCCCGCACCTGTGCCGCTTTCTTTTGCTGAGAGAGCTTGGCATTTTGTGCATCGATCGCTTCACTGGTGTTATCTATAGCAGCGGCCAGCTTGCGCTCTTCGGCTGTCAGATCTTTCACGTTCATACCAGCGGAACGCATGCCGGTCTTCATATCGACAAGAGACTTGGAAGCTTTTCTGGTCTCTCTTGAGAGTTTTTCAGCTCCCTCTTCAGCCTGGCCATAGGCCCGACCAACTTTTTTCGCCTCACGCGTTGTGCTGGCAAGCTGTTTGGAAAGGACCTTTGCTTCCTGCCCTGCTTCCCTGGTCTCTGCATTGAGCCCTGAAAGCTGCTCACTCTGCGCAGCCCGAATTGATTTTAGGCCCTGCTCTTCTGCCTTCAGTTCAGCAATAGCAGCCTTCAACCCATCAATAGGTTCCTTAGCTTTTCGCGCCGCTCGCATTTGCTCTTCAAGAGCTTTGCGCGCTGCCTGATTGCTCGCCAGCTGTTTGCTGGTTTCAGCCTGTTCAGCCTTCAGGCGCTGCATACGGTCGGCAAGCAGCATCACCCGATCACTTGCTGCCTCATAAGATCCGGCCAGCAATTTGGCCTGATTGTTCAGTCCTGCCAGCTGCTCGCGCCGACCGGAGAGCGTGTCATAAGCTGCTTTGGTTTTATTCTTCAGGCTGTCCAGCTGGCCTTCCAGTTTCCTGAAGTCCCCGAGCTGGTTCATTTTGCTGTTGAGGGTTTTCACCTCACGCACCCATGGCTCGGCAAACTTCTTTGCGGCCTGCGCACTTGCACCCGTGGTCTTTTGAAACTCGCGGGTCATATTGGAGACCACACGCAAGTTCAATTGGGTTTCAACCTTGCGCATGGCATGCTCCAGTTTGCTTTAATTATCGCCGAGAGGTCTCAAAAGCTTCCCGCTTGATCCTCTGGGCTTCATAAAAATAGTCGATGGCTTTTTGCGGTGACAGCTGTTCCACATGGCTGAGCGGCGTGGATAGGTGAGCGGCAATCTCTGCCGCCACCTGTAGCCAGCTTAAGGTTGTTCCGTCACCGCTTCCGCATTTGGGTCTTCGCCCTCACCCGGTCGCTTATCAGGAGGAAGAAACAGCGGAACCGTTTGCATGTCGCACGCGTTGTAATCATAAAGCTTCAGGCGCTTGATGACAGGCAGGCTCACATCGGCAAGAGCTGCCAACAACACAGCGTTGCTTTCCAGAGTGTCCTTTTCAAACTTCTCGGCTTGAATCATGTCCGCAACAGTGGGTTCGCGAAACACAAGCTCGTTATAGGTCCGCCCATCATGCTCGACAGGCGATTGAAGCTTTACAGTGATCTGATCCATGTCGGTCTCTTAAAGCTGGAGTGCACTGCGGATGCTGTCATATTGCGACACACCGCCAATCTTCACGTCGAAATCATCCATCTCAACAATCTGGGCACCGTCGATTTCCAGTTTCATTGAGTGGACCGAGACCTGATAATCCGTCTCTGATTTATCACCTGGCTTCCAGCCTCCGGCATCGACTTCACGCAGGAAGCCGCGCATATAACAAGTGGCGCTATGAGTGGTGCCGTCCTCATCAACAAACGCCCCAGCGGCGAGAAAATCCTTTTCAACACCAGCTGCCAACCCGAAGAGCTTCAAAGTCTCAGGGTCAAAGGCTGTCATTTTGAAGCTCATTTCCAGCTTCTCATAGCCAAGGACCACATCGCGTTCTTTGATCATGCCGGCATTGCGCATGCTCTCGGTTTTCACCGTGAGCTTGGGAATGGTGATTTCACTTGCGTTGCCCACTTTGGAATCGCGATCCACGAAAATGGTGCAGTTGCGCAAGATGTATTGCGGTGTCTCTTTCATGGGGTTTCCTTAAACGGAGGTGGTCAGAACACCGTTCAATAGCTCGGTGTAATAGGTGATGTTGCGGTGAGCGATGAAGCGGATATCTTCCATGGGAGCAGGCGGTTCAAAGTCCACGGCCAGCGTGATTTTACCGCCTGCCATGGCCTCGTCCGTGTTGCGCTCCATGTCCAGCCAGACCTTACCGCCCAGGATCGCACCTTCAGCCTTCAGCTTGGCCATGAAGGCATTCCCGCTCTCAACCATGAACCGCAGGTTGGCTTTTGAGAACGGCTTGTCGACAAACTCTATGTAGCCCTCACGGATAGCGCCATTGATGAAATCAGCCGTCCGGCGCACAGCCATAAACCGCCAAAGATCATCGCCGCCAGAAAGCCGGTTGCCCCAGGTCTTAAAGCCGTCTCCATGATTGATGATGGTGGCAATGCCGCGCTCATTGAGATAGTCGGTCTGGGAGCCATACGCGATCGGGCGGGACACCGCCGTAACACCGTTGATTGTTTTGTTGGAGAGCGACCACCAGAACCCGTGCGTGCGATCCGTTTTTGCCTGCACACCGCAAAAATACGGCGCTGATGGCTTAAACCGGTTGGCATTGAGATCCGTGTCCCAGTCGCCAGCTTTTGGATCAACAATGAAGATACGCGGGTGGGCATTTACTTCCTTAAAGTTCACCGCGTCTTGATCCGTGCTATCAGGTCCATCAACGATGCCGATAGCCTCAAGCTCACCCAGCACACCGCCAAGCTCAGCAATCACCGGATCGCCAACCGCCCCAATATTGACAGTCGCAGTTGCCCCGTTGCCATCCCCGTTCAAGGTGGCTGTGGCATTGGTGTAACCAGAACCAGCCTTAGTAATCACCAGTTCAGTGACTGCCCCATCTAAGACCATTGCAATTGCCTCAGCCCCGGTGCCATCACCTGCAATTGTAACGGTTGTGGCATCGGTATAACCGGCACCACCATTTGTCACATTGATGGACTGCAGGCCTTTATCTTCAAAGCTGCCAGTAAAGCCAGGAATGGCAATCAGGCGCGGTGTCAGTCCATGAGCCGACTGGCATTTTTTGAGCGCGTGGATACCTGTGAGCGTGGAGGCTTCACCGATCACGTTAGAAAGCGTTGCAGCAGCATCTGCCCCTTCTGCAACACGGATCACAAACACGTAGGTTCCTACCTGTTTAAACACCGCATCAACGCCATCGCGCAGATTTCCGTCCCCGAGCAATGCCGCCTTGCTCTGGTCCCCTAAAAGCAACACCGGCTCATTCAAAGGGAAGGCTTCAGCATCGGCACCTTCAGCAGTGCCAATCAATGCGATGGTAGAGGTCTGGGCAATCTCGATAAGAATGGGATTTTCAGCAGATTCAAAGACCCGCACCCCATGGTGAAAGCTGGTATCAGCCATTCAATTCTCCATAAAAAAACCGGCCACACAGGACCGGATACGGATGAAACTCAAAAGGATGGGAAGCGGCTTAAAACTGCTCTGTCAGTGCAACCACTTCAGGCGGGCACTCCGGCCAGCTGGCATCCTGTGTGAAATCAGTGCCCGGATCTTCAGCAAGTTCCAGGCATTTGGAGCGCATAACACCCACCCAGTCTAGAGCGGCTTTAATGCCGGTCAAGGTGGCTTTTTCATCTTCCGAGCGGCCTGTGTGAACTTTGCCAGCAATGGCAGCAGCAGCAGTTGCCATGTTCATTTGGGTCTCAGCGCTGGCCTGCGCATAGATGCGCTTGCGGCATTCCGCTTTGATTGTTTTGAGGCGAGTGCCTTGTTGGGCTTCCTCAATAGCAGCCTGGGGCACGCCAGCAGCTTTCAAGTCCGCTTCACTCCAGGCAATATAGGTTTTGCCTGCATGTTTCAGGCTCAAGCTTTCAGTCTGTCTGTTTATATCTGGCATAGTTTCGGTCCTAAGAAATCAGGTCAAAAGGGAGATTAGCTAAAGTCTATGGAAGTTCATCAAGGGTGATGTTCATCACATAAGAGCCTGCACGATCATTTCGGCTGATACGCTTTTTCAGACCAGCGCCAGAGGCCGTTATGTTTGAGAAGAAAACGGCAACCGGCCCAGCAGGTCCGAGTACATGACCAGCAGGAG